TTCGTTGTGTATTTTTTTCATATCTTAAATTGTTTTAACAAAGATAATGTATTTTTTAATTAGTACGTATTTAATTTAGTAATTTAAAATTAATATAAATAACGTATTTAATTTTGTATATCAATATAAAGGTTGTAGATTTGCTAAAGTAAAAACAATTAAAAATATATAATTATGAGCTTAGAAATTACAGGAAAAATTATTGTTATTGGAGAAACAGAAATAGTAGGAAGTGCAGGCACATTCAACAAAAGACTTTTAGTAATTGAAACAGACGAAAAGTACAGCCAAAAAGTTCCTATTGATTTTGTGCAGGATAAAACCTCATTATTAGACGCTTTTAATATTGGTGATAATGTGAAAGCAGGCTTGAACATTAGAGGAAATGAATATAATGGTAAATATTATGTTTCGTTAAATGGTTGGAATATTAATAAAGTAGCCGAATCAATACCGCCAAGTCAAGCTTATATTGAGAAACAAGAAAAAACAACGCATCCTGTTTCTATAAACGAAGCAGAAATCGATGACCTTCCTTTTAATTAAGGGTTTTTAGTAATCCCGTAAAATTAAAACTAATAAAAAATACAAAGTAATTATGAAAGATTTAGATACATACATAGAACACAATCCGCTTAATCCTATTAACGAAATAGAAGTGGATGCAGAAATATTTGATAGTGAGATTGATATGCTAAGCGCTGAATTATCAGTGTGTAGTCAAAGATTAAACTATAAAATATCACAATTAGAAAAGTTAGCAGAAATTGAACAATGTATTTCAATATTCGGAACACTAACTCATGAGCAACTAAAAGAAAAACAAGAAATTTTAAATCAGTATTATGGCAAATTATAGAAAAGTTTATAAATCAGACCATTTAGGAGTTGTTGATTTAGAAGAATTAATTGAACAAGGCAAACCGCTTATTTTTACAATTAAACATGTCAAACAAGAAATAGGAGTTGTAGTTGCGGGAAATAAAGGAAATCACAATATTGCATACTTTTATGAAAATATTAAGCCAATGGTTTTAAATGCAGGAAACGCCCATATTATTCGTGGGTTCTCTAAAACAAAATCAGTTGATACAGACCATTGGAATGATATTCCAATTGAACTGTATGTTGACCCTAATGTAAAAATGAAAGGTCAAATAGTTGGAGGAATGAGAATAAAACCTTTACAGCCTGCAATTTCTAAATCTAAACCTTTGTTTACTGAGTCAAATTTTAAATCAGCCATTATGGCAAATGCAACCATTGAACAAATTAAATCAAAATATACAGTAACCCCAGAAATAGAAACATTATGGAACAACGCTCAGAATATTGGCACAACGCAAGAATAGGAAAATTTACGGCAAGTGAAATCCATAAATTAATGGGAATCAAAGGACTTGGAGAAACTGGAAAAGCATACGCATTTGAAAAGGCAATTGAAGAACTTTACGGACAAGTTGACGAAAATTTTGTTTCTTATGATATGGAACGTGGCATTGAGTTAGAACCACTTGCTTTTAATAAGTTTAAAGAATTAAAATCTTTAGAGTTCTTAGAAGTTGAGAATTGCGGGTTTTTTAATTTAACTGATATATCAGGTGCAAGTCCAGATGGTTTAGTTTCAGATAATGCTGTTTTAGAAATTAAATGTCCCAAATCGGGAACTTTCTTTAAGTTAGTTTCAGACGGTGAAGTTGACAAAAAATATTATTATCAGATGCAACATCAAATGATGTGTACAGGAAAAACAAAAGCGTATTTTTTCAATTACTTTATATTTCAAGGAGTTGAATACTGGCATGAAATAATTGTTGAGCGTGACGAAAAAGTTTGTGATTTAATTCATGATAGAATTTTAGAAGCAAATAAAATTAAGAACGATTATATTGAAAAAATAAATACGAATAAACAATTTTAAAAACATCTTTTAGAACGTGAATATCAATTAAGGGAAGATAGGAGGAAAATTTAACTTTATAAATTGAACTGACCGACATCAATGTCGGTCAGTTGTAAAAAATAAAAAATAAATATTATGAAAAAAACATATTGGCTATGCTTTTGCCTTTTCGGATTATTATTTGCCACTTCAATTGTCATAAATGTTGCAATTAGATTTTGGAACGAAACACTTACTGAAACACAATTATTTTTAAAATTTTGGTATTTAATTCCTATAACGTTAGTTTTAGGTTTTTTATTTTTGTTCTTTGGTAAGAAAGACTTTTAAAACTTAAACTTAAACCATAAAAATACAAATAAACTGATTACAAATACTATTCCTATAATTGTATTAGAGTAATCAGTTTTTTCTGTTTCTTTATTTTTATTTTCAGTTTCTTTTTTAATTTCAATTACTTTAGTAACTTCTTTAATCTCAAAGTTATTGAATTTGGATTTATCATATTTAATAGTTACGTTGAAATAAGTTTTACCATCTATAATAATAGGCTTAGAAGCATCAAAAGGAGTTATAGTATATATATCGTTCAATACTATATTTTGAGTTAATATACGGCTGTTTTCTACGCTTAATGAATCTGATTTAAATGATGTAGATTGATTCGATGTTTTACGTGTTCCGCATGATGTAATTATAAGTAGTAGGAGTAAATATTTCATTTTTATTGTAAAGATATAAAAAATATGTTAAATTTTTGAAAAGTGCTTGCGTATATCAATATATGTTATATATTTGCACTCAGGATAAGGAAGCGTATTCGTAGCAATCCTAAAAATCATTTATTATGATTTTACATTATGTTCTTTTCGATGGTTCTTCTGCTTATGTTGGTGATGCTTCTGATATAGATGCAGACACAGAAATAGTGTTTCAATCGACTAACCTCGATGTTTGCGAAAGCAGATGCGATAATTTTAATGAGAGCCTTTAATTAGGCTCTTTAATTTTAAATTAAAAACTATGAAAGATTTAAAGTATTACCAAGAATGGTTATCTAAGTGGGCAAAAATATTAATGTATTTATACGATAGAAAAGAACAAAATAACAAAGTAAAATACCTCTCTCAAGAAGTTAAAAAACATATTTGGCAAATAGAATGGAGATTACTTTGCGTGAAATGGTTTGATGACAAATCAGAAGAAAGTAGTTTGTTTCCTAAAACATTAAGGAGATGAAAAAAGAAACCAGAGGTGGTAAGCGTGAAAATTCAGGTCGTAAACAATTAGGAAACGTTCAATATCAAAGGAGAATTAATCCTGCATTAGTTGAAATGATGGATAAGTATTTAGAAAAGATAAAAATAGATAAGTTATGAGAATATTTAAATGGGAAAGTAAACCGAGTGGAAATTGCCCTGTTCAATCAAATGGATGGTTTTTAAATTATTATTTTTATTTTAGAGCCAGAGGAACTAGAGCAACAATTGAATTTTACAAAAATAAAGGCGATTTTTACTTATTAGAGCCAAATATAGAATTTGTTTTAAAATCAACAAATCAATATGAGGCGGGATGGCTAAACAAAAAACTTTGTAAGTTTTTAATATTAAAGGGTTGTTTAATGTTTTTGTTTAATAAAAAAACCGCTAATCAATAGCGGTTTATTATTTTATGAAAAATATATTTTTGATTCTGCTTTTCTTCTTGCTACTAATCCTGCCAAAGGAACTCCCGAAGTAGAAATGTATTTAGTTTCAAACCAAGTTTTTATCTCTGGACTATTGCTGTTTTTATTTACTAATTTAAATAAAGTGTTTGAGCCTCCAGTGTTATAAGTATGAGATACTAAAGCGTCAAATTGCTGTTGTTTTAAAGGCACTGTTATTTTACGCATTACAATATTCTCATAAACTTGTAAATCCTGCCTTAATGCGTTTTGTGCTTCTAATTCAGTTTTAATAGTTTGCCTTGAATAAGCTAATTTTTTATTAATACTTCCTTTTATAAAGTTGCTTTTTGAGTCCCTCATAGCGCGACCGTACCCCTCTGTCCATATTCCTATTGGGTCCATTTTAGGCTGTAAACCTATTACTTTTAAATCCCCATCATGTAAGCCTTCAAAGTGCTTAATTAAATCAATTCCTATCTGTGATGTTTTCATTTGTGTTTTTGTTTATATGAATCAAATTCTTCCTTCAATCTATTATATAGTTTTTGCAATTCATTAAATCTTTTCTTCCAAGACTCTGATTCTTCTAGTATTATTGCATTTCTAAGATTTAGATTATCAATATCTATCTGTAGACTATCCACTTTTTTTATTATTGAATAGTATTGTATTTCATATTGACTAACAAATTTATCGTACATCATCTGATACTTAGATAGGTTATCTAAATCTCCAGATTTATTTTGTATTTTCTTTGCTCTATTACCACCTATAAAAGCTCCTAAAATCCCCAGTAAGTATAGTGCGTCTTTCCAATATTCAATCATTCTTTAAAATATTTCTAACATACCAAACAGATGGCACAATTAAAATTAATAATAGTTCAGCGTATTCTAGTCTTGTATTTGAGTTGCAAAACTCTTGAATCAAATTACTTAAAGATAATTGAAAAAAACAGAACTTAACAAAACTTTTTTTATCGTTATAAAATAAATAAGTACATAGCATTAATATAGTTATTGCGTTACCTATATAGAAAAAACCTTTAGGCATTAATTCCCATAATAGATAAGTTACAATACTTAGTATTAATGCTATATACAATATTATTTTATTCATTACCTATCGTTTGGTCTAGTTCCAATTAAAGCGTCAACTTTGCCCTGCATTTTGTCGGGGTTTTGACTAGGTAACTGAACCTTTGATTTTAAAAGAGCATAAATACCAAATGCAATTTTTAAAACGTTTATCCATTTATCAGAAATTCCTAATTCAGATATTAACGGGTTTATAACGTCAAATCCTAAATCTAAAATAGCTAGTAATACTGTAGCTATTTGTAACCACCAATTTTTTAATGTTCTCATAATCTATCTAAATTTAAATGTTTAAGTGCAATATTTTCTATATAATCGTTTGAGTCACCCCAATTAGTAAATTCATCTTCTGTTAATTGAATATTTCCGTTAGCCAAAACGGTAGTATCAATATCTTGAACTTCCCAATATAATTGAGCTGTTATAGAAGTGGTTTCAAAAGCCAATATTCTAACTAGTAAGCTAACTCCTTCTTTAGACGGTAAGCATAGTCTAATCGGTTTTATTTGTATCATATTTATATGTATTTAATTATTAATGGCTAACCCAAGTTGTTCCATTATAGAATACTGGTGTAACTACAGAACCTCCACCCACTACTGCAACTAAATAAGCAGGGGCTAAAGCATCTGATACTGTTGCATAAGTTCCAGAAACAACTCCTACAGTTGGCAATGTTGCAACTGTGTAAACCGTTGTTTTGTAAAAAGGAGTCGTGATATTTCCTAAATTAGAAACTGAAAACGTTACGCTTCCAGCTCCGTTTAATCCCTCATATAGATTACCAGTAGAAGAGTTAAAGGACTGTGCTTTTATTGCAGTTCCTGAATTTGCGTTATTTAAAACATCTATTGCAGAGCCAGTATTATTGTTAAGAATATAAACCCCTTTACCACCACTGCCATTAGTAACTATTAGTCCATCACCTGCTCCTGTATTAGATATTGAAGCAGAATAGCTATTTGCGCCTGCCGAATTAGACAAAACTAA